TATTGTCTGCTGTTTCTCTATGAAGAGTTTCTGCTGTTATCATAGCATTTACAGTAGGAGCTTCTAATACTTCAGCTGCTAAATCTAAATTAAAAGGTTCTACATCTTTACCAGCATCTATATTTTGTGTATGAAGTTCCCATTGTTTTTTAACTATAGGTGCTAAAGTTTTTTTAGCTTTTTCTATTAGTTGTACTCTTGAATCATAATTCAAACCTACAAAATCTTTTTCATTTTTTAACATTTCCAATGCTTCTCTAGGATTGTTAGAGATCATTTTATCTGCTTCTAAAAATTTAATTTCGTTAGGTATGTTACTAATCATTTTATTTAAAATAGCATTAGATATTTTACCTTTATAATTTGTAACATATAAATCTTCTAAATCTCTTTGCAAAACATTGTAATCAAATCCATCTTCAGTATCTATACCTGTAATTAATAATTTAGATTTTTTTTCAGCAACTAAAGTATCTAAAGCAATTAAAGTATTTCTTTCAACTGCTGTACTTGTTCTAAAAATTCCTTTCTGAACTTCAGCTAAAGCATACTGATTAAATAAAGTTTGTGAATTTTTGTTACTTGCTAAACTATTAAATTTTTGTATTTTTATATTTGATTGATTTTTAATTAAACTTTGTGCTTGATCTTGATTTTCTAAATTTCCAGCTTGAGTATAAACATCTTGCATCTCTCTAATAAAATCATTTTCTAATCTTAATGCTTCTGTTTTATTTTCAAAATCTTTTTGTTTAATTTGATGTTGTACAAGTTCTTTTGTTACAGGTGCTAAAACAGATCCTATAGTTTGATTTAAACCCATTTGAATATTAGATTTAACAGATCCAACTTCACCTGTTATTGTTTCTTGAGTTGTGAATGTAGGTATTTTTGGCATTACATTATATCCTCTGGGTTTCTACCATAACCACTTTTACCAAAACCAGTATATGTTTTACTATAATCTTTACCACCACCAAAATTATTCATATTAAGTAGGCTTGTTGAGGTAGATGCAATAGTTTGATATTGAGCAAGTCTTGCTTGTTGTCTAGCCATTTGACCAGATATTCTAGCAAAGTTTGCTTCTTCAATTTTTTTAGATTGAGCAACTTTAGAATTGTATCTCATAATATTTTCTTGCATATATTTCTCTCTAGCATTAGCAGTTGCAATTCTATATGCTGTGTCTTGTCCAGAAACTACACCAGATTTAGCAAGGTTTACTTCTACTGAACCTTTTAATTTTTCATATGATTGATTAAATCTAGCTATATCAAATTCAGTTTTTTTTTCTATTTGTGCTGCTTCAGCTTCAGCAACTTGAGCATTACGTTCACTAACAGCTTGATTAAATTTTCCAATTTTACCTTGAGCCTGGTATTGAGCTGCTCCAATCGCACCAACTACTGCTGCTTGCCAACTCATTAGAATAACCTCGCATACATATACTGATCTGAACCATCAAAACCAAATTTTTTCATTAAACCTTCTTCCTCTAATCCTAACCATTTAGCAAATTTTAAACCTGTTGTATAGTCTGCTCTTATAGCACTTTGAACTCTATTGATATTGTTTTCTTTAGCAATTCGTGCAAAATCTTTTTTAATTGCTTTCGCAACAGACAATGGATGATCTAAAACATCTTTAGTTGCTAGCACCCAACCTTCTGCAACACCACTCCAAATAATTTTCATGCCTGCAGCAAAGATAGGTTTACCATCAATCATACCTGTAAATGCTAAATTCTCTTGTTCTAAATTCATTGCGTTACCTTCAAACTCCATATCTTTATCCATCAATACATGATTCATTTGTTGTTTCATAATATATTGACCATGCTCACCTTTGTATTTTACAATATTGATTATTCTATCCATCGTTTGTTTGAAGTTTAGGATATAATGACAGTATCGTCAAAGGTAAAGGTTGAGTTTGTCTAACAAATATAAAACCATCTGTTTCATAGTTTCCTCTAAATTCTACTTCTTTATCTCCAGTAAATACATTGATACCACTATTCATAGCATTAGCTGAAGATCTAAAAGGTATTCTTTCCATGTTGTTAAGATCTGGTCCAACCTCGACACCAATACTTTCATAAAGTCTAACAGTAATGTCATAGATTCTTTTAGTTTTACTTTGTGATGTACCATTTTGTGAGCCAGCATCTATTCTCATTGTTTGTAATAAAGATGTATAAGGTAAACCAATTTTAACTTTAGTTGCAGATCTTTCTAATACAACTTCACCAGAACTAACAACTTTGTTTGGATGTGCTGCACCATTTGCTAATATAGATACTGTTTGACCTTCAAGATGAGCAAGACCAGATATAGTTGAAGCAGCTGAACCATCATAAGATAATTGTGAATCTAAAAAATTAAATGAAGTATCATCTGTTTCATCAAAATCATATTCATGAATATATTCTATGTATCTTTTTGTAGCACCATTGATTGTTCTTTTTACAATTACCCATGTTTGATATTCTGAATCATCTGTTGGAATAGTTGCAACACTATCACAAACTGCGTTACCACTTCCAAATGATCCACCAAATATATGTCTATGCCAAGCAACTACCTGTTGTTCTCTTTGATAAGTTAATCCAGCTAGTTGACCATCATTTCTAACGCACCAAATAATTTGATTAGGCTCTTGTTGATATGATAATTGTTTAAAACCACCTTTAGAAATATGTTCTGCAAGAATAGTTAAGTCTGGAGCAAGGTATCCATCTACGTCAAAATTATAAGCAAGTTCTCTTAATTTTCTTTTTGCTCTTTGTAAAAATATAGTTGCGTTACCAACAGCTAAAGCATCTACGTTTGCTGCACCATTGTTAGATTGTTTTTTAATTAGAATATTTGTAGGTGTGATTGCAATATCAGTTCCACCACCACTAACTGCAAACTCACCACCAGCAGTACCAATAATTAAAGTTCTTGTAGCTGTCATAAATCTAATTGCATTAACTTGGTTAGAAGCAATGGTATAAACAATAGCATCATCATCAGCTACTGTTTCATGATAACCATCATCCATGTTTTCATAGTCACCAGATTTTGAAAAAAATATAGTTTGTGGTTGAGATAAAGTTGCTGCAAATACTAATCTTTGTTCAAAGAAAGTTACGCAAGAAGGATAACCTGTAGTATCACTAAACGATCCTAGTGCAAAGTCTGTAACAGGAGTAGTAATTCCTAAGTCTATAATTACTGTTCCAACTACAACAGTAGTAGAAGTAACACTTGTTATTTTTAAATGACCATCTTTAATGTGAAGAAGTCTACCAACATCTGTTGATAAAAAACCTTGATTAGAATTAATACCTGTTGTTGAACTTGCAGTTACAGTTGTAGTTTGACCAACAGTTTTATGTGATGGAGTTAAAGTAGTTGTCTCAATATTGTGATCCATGAATGGACCATTAGCTATAATGTCATCAACTAAACTCCATGACGTGTGACCAGTTCTAGATAATTTTTTTACTGGATGACTTGGATGACAAATGTACATAACGTCAGCTGATTGTGCATATTTAATATCAAATAGTTCTGTTTCTAAATAAGGTGAACTAATTTCATAAGCTGAACCACCAGATAATATTTGACCATTGTCTTTATAGAAACGAATGTATTGATTGCCAAACTCTAACATATAAGTTTGTGTTGTAGAAAATTCAAAAGGAATTAATCTTGTATCTTTAGAACTATCTTTTACTTCTGCTACAAATTGTGTACCAGATCTTCTAGCTGCAGAACCATGAGGATAAACAATCATGTTTTCTAATGTCTTACATCCTGTAGGATATTTTTGTAAATCGTTTCTGCCATCTAATCTAGGAGACAGTTCACCACCTGTAAAGTTCGTTAATTGAACAGCAACTCTAGCCATGGGTTAGTACCTTGAGTTTATAAAAGATGAAGAACCAATAATATCTGATTGACCATTATCTGGATTAGTATTTTGACCTTCAGTAGCATCTACAAATCTTGCTTCTCTTAATTTATCTTTAAATAAAGAATACATATTAGAAGCCGTAGGATTAGATGAAGTTACAGCATAAGCAATATCTGCTGCTAATGATGAAGAAATAGTTTCTCTTAATAGTTCATCATATTGATTAGGATCTTCTATTCTTGCAACGTATTGTATTTTTACTGTTCCATGATTTGCTAAAATTTTTCTACCTTCAACTTTATAATCATAATCATAATTTAAAATTGTAAGAACTCTTAAACAATCAGCAGGTAATGTAAATTGATATGAGAAACCCCAAGAAGGAACTGCAGTATCTCTTGCAAGTTCAACTCTTTTAATTAAACAATTCCAAGGATGAGATCTAAATAAACTATCTCTAACTTGTGTATATCTTGCGTTGCAAAGTCTTGCGTTTTTTGAATCTTCTGTAAGTGTAAGTATAGTTGACGCACCTAGTTGATTTAATGCTCCATTACAAATGTCTACTACTGATGCCATATTAATTCCTTATAATATACTTTCTACGTATCTGTCTATTCTTTTTTAATTCGTAAAGTTCTTCTATTGTCTTACCTTGTTTTGCGTCAAAACCATAATGATTTTTACCAT